TATTTTAAGGCATCTTCCCTTTCATTTTGAGTCAAATCATATTCAAACGATTTATAACCAACCTTTTTGAAAGTCATAGGAGTTTGCGGTTGTGCACCTGCATTCATTCCCATTATACTCGCTGTCAAATAAATAGGATAAAGAGTTTTTGTACCATTTCCATCTTTTCTCGGTACAATAGGAGCACCGTGAACAACTACTACCTGATTTGAATTAAACAGTTGTGCTGCTGCCTGAGTTGTTCCGGAATTACCAAATAATTCTGATTTACTACCACCGCCAGGAACAAACATAAATTCAGTATATTTTGCAGCAGTCTTGATGTAACTGAAAAGTGAAGTGTTATATCCTGATACGCTATCAGCCACTGTCAAATTAGTACAAAGTATGAAAGTTACATCTAATTCAGCAACAGCATCCAACGCTTCACGGAAATAATCTGCATTGAATACGGTATTTCCACCAGCACTTAGAATACTTGCCATAATGAAAAGAGAATCATCAGAATTCAATTCTACGTTAAATTGTGATGTAACGGCTTCATTATATTTCATTTCGTTATATAACTCTCCTGATGTTGAAAATTCACTACTTTCATAAATTATCATCGGTGATGTTTCAGGAGCACCCCAAACGTTTCCAAACGCTTCACCATCTTTATCAGTACCACCATAAGTACCTTTACGGATAATGAGTTTAAACTTGTTAGGATCAACAGTACCAGGAACAATTTCAGCACTATATCCAACCTGCAAAACTCCATTAGTATCTATCTGACCATTCCCTACAATACCTTCATTCAAACAAGTTAGTGTGATTAACGTATTACCATTATCATCAATAACTAATGTTGCAGGAGTTGTTTCAGCCGCTCTTGTATAATACAACTTCGGTGCCCCAGGAACACCTTCAACGGGAGAAAATATTTTTTCAGCAATATCAACCATCAATCCACCGCCCATAAAATTCTTAAAATCGGTTATATTATTGAAAACGTATGTAGATTTTATTCCATTTCCGGAAATTCCACTACCGCCTGCAAATTCAACCGTCTTATTTTCAGGGTTATGGTCTTCCATTGATAATCCAGTATCTATTACCAAAACATTTCCAAATTCAGCCACATTTACCGCTGAATGAGGAGTATATCTCATCGCTGAGTATGAACCAGGTTCAATACATTTTTTTCCAAAAAAATTAACTATTGTTGACATATTTTTCTTTTTTTTATCTGATTATAACTGAATTTTATGAATTTTCAATAGGACGTAACACGATTTTGAACATTTTTGCAAATTCATCATTATTAATTAACGGTACAATATGCTCATATTTGAAAGTGATATTTAAAACCTTGTGAAAAATTGGTACTTCGGCTAAATCGTCTTGCATAACTATATCATTTCCGGAAAAAGTCGGAGTACGGAATCCTGCTAACTCTAATTGAGGCACAAGCACAAGTAACATAGATTTCAAAATATCGTATATAACATTAATTTCAACACTATTCATTGATGAAATTAAAATCTGATATGTACTCTCATACATTTGAGACAAATAATTTTGAACACCTATCACCTTTCCGTCTTTATCTAAAAGGTTTTCCGTTATATATCCTTCATCTTCACCAATAGTACTTGTTGCACGTTCATTAGGTAAGATTATATGAAGGGATATTATTTTCGCAACACTTTGATTATAACCAAAATTAACTGTAAGATTTTGTTCATTCAAAATCATCTTCTTTGCCTGAACGAAAAAATTGTATAGATTTATTTTTATATCCTTACCGTTTTCGTCCAATCCTAATATTTTGTAAAGATAACTTTTTGTGTCATCTCCACTATTTTTCAAATCATTGCGTAAAAAGGACACAATATTTGACAACGTATCATACAAAACTACCTCAGGAAGTAAAATACCGCTCATAGCACTTCAAATGAAATACCTCTATATTTTGATTTCAAAAATGGTAACATATTATTCAATTCATCTGTATATGTTTTAATTCTACCAGCAAACAAACCGCCTTGACCGCTTCTTGTGAGTGGGGTTGATTGACTAACACCGTCCAATGATAATTGTATGGATGATAACCCAACGCCATATAAAATATCCCCTATTACATTAAGCACGTTGATAGCAGCAAATTTACACACAAAATCAAGCAAATCCGCAGGAATTTTATCCCATCCCGTAATATAACGTAATCTCCAATAATTCGGTATGTAGTTTTGTCCAAACCAACCTAAATGTGGGGAAATGCCGTTATATATTAATGACTGTTGTGTCATATGAGCACCTTCCCTTGACCCAGTATTAGGTATTAAATAAACATTTCTGTAAACGGCTGTAAACTCTTGCTTTTTTATACTTAACCACTCTCTCGGATATGTTATCTGACACACATCATTAATCCATCCTTCAAGATTGTCAATATAAGCAATAGGGTACATTGAACGTATGAATCCCCAGGACATAAAGTCTTGACGTTCAAAATCTCTGTTTTCCTCTATGACTTGTTTTTTTCAATTTTATATTGAAAAGATTTTCAACTGCCGTTTGTGCTGAAAGAATATGCTGCTGCAAAGCGTTGGTTGAAATTCTACGTCCATCATTAGAGCATAACGGAATAGCAAATAGATAATTTTCTATCAATTCGCTTGGTGATATTATAATATCAGAATTAACGTTATATGAAATTTTCAAATTCAATGTACCCATATCACAAATCTGTTGCAAGAGTTTTTTATTGCTCGCTATCAAATTTTTCCAAAAGATAATTGACTAAATTCTTTTTAGAAGTTACACCGTTAACTTCATCTTCATTGCATCCTGATTCAATTGCAAACGACTTTAATTCATCAAACTTCATAAGCCGTATCTTTTTTTCAAATTCATCTCTTTCGTTATCTGTAACGGTTTCTGAATCATCGTTTTTTTCTCCATCTACAATTTTCCAAAATGGAGTTTTATTTACCATAATTTCCGCACATTTTTCACTTACCTCTACAATTCCATTTTCATCAATTATAACTTCACCATCATAAGGTAATACGATTTTTGTTGACTTAATGTTGATACTTTTAATTTTCATAATATTCTTTTTTTTATGTTTTTATATCATTTTAAAAAATAAGGAGGTAGAAAAATAACACCTCCACCTCCTTACTAATTGAAATTTATGATTCGGTTTTTAGTTGTTACCAATATTGATGATACGAACCATTTTCTTTGGCGCATACAAGAATGGAGTACCGTAAAGCAAAATCATAAATCTGAATGCCGGACTGAGGATAGCCAAATCCATCTTCATAAGAGGAGCAAGTTGAGCAAATTCAATAACTTCGTTATCAAACTGAAGCAACATTGCCTGATCACAATCAGGAAGGAATCTGTTACGGTCACGGACATTACCAGGAGTTCCGCTTGCACCACCGTCATACCCCTGAAGAACGTCTTGAACAGATACGTCAAACAAAGGATAAAATTCTGTGGTAGCAGCAGCGTTCTTCTTCGTTCTGTAAATTCTATATCCAGTAGCAGGATGAGTACCGCCACCATCCGTAATAGTGATATCAACAGCACCGCCAGCAACAGCAGCAACAGCAGAAGGAATTACTGTCATTGATGATTCACCAAAACGGTTCAAAGCGACAACACCGTAAAAATAATTACCAGCATCATTGCTATCCCACTTACCGTTAGCGTCAACGGGAACAGCAGCAACAGCAACAGTAGTAGGAGCGTTAGGTGCTTTTTGTGAAGTTGCGGCAGTTGTTGTAAGTTTAAATGGCAATTTTTTGAAGAAAATATCGTGATTCAAACCAATCTGACCAAACTGAGAGTCAAAAGCCTGAACACGTTGACCCATAATACCTTTTTCCAATGACGGACTATTAGGTACAATGAATTTGTTACCATAAAAGTTTTTAACAAAATTGCTCAATACCGCAGGCGGAGCATAAAGTTGTGTAGCAAGTCCGTAGTTTTCAACGATACTATTTGCACCATTTTCAATATGAGTTTCAGCCAATTTAGCACCACGAGCATCAATCACGTTTTCGCTCTCCATATAAGCACCAAGATTAGACCAAGCGTCAGACTGTTGCTGCTGTGCTAAAAATCCGTTAAACTGTTCAGGAACGATTTTTTCGTTACCAAAATAAAGTCCTTGATTAAGAGCACGCAAAATCCACATTGTACCATCTTTAATAGCACGTTCCATAACACTACCAACCATAGTGTGTACCAACTGCATCTGATGGGTTACACTCTTTGTCACACCAAGATACTTAACAAGTTGTGCTCTACGTACAAACATTGAATCCTCCTCTTCCGGAAGTTCTCCTTCACGGTTCCAACCACCACGATTAGCACCATAAGAAGTCTGTTGATTGTACTCTTCAACCGTATTGTACGCAGGTTTTTTCGGGATATCCTTCCAAAGGCGGATATCACTTTCACGGAAAGTAAGATGTTTTAAAGTTTTTTCCAATGATTCAACTTTCAAGGGAGCACCACTCGCAGTAGTCAAGTCAGTGGTATCACGTCCTGTGATTTGCTCTGCTGCAAGTGCCTTGTTAAGTTGATCAAGGTTTTCGCTGCTACCAATTCCGGAATAAAATCCGTCTTGCTGCTGCGCATAGCCGTAATCAGCCAAATTAATTGATAAGTTTTCCATACGTTTGTTTTTTTTAGGTTAAAAAATTTATTTTGTTATTTCAATGTTAAATTCATTCTTCAATCTCTTAATCACGTCTGTCGGTAATACGTTACTTGATTCAAATGAAGTGCAAGCCTTACTGAACTGTTCGTCATACCCCTTCAAAAAAGTAGCCTGATCAAGAATATCAACAATTTTTCTCTTATCTCTTGAGATAGAAAGAGCATTTACATTAGGAGTTTCATTGAACATATTTTCTTCCCCTTTGCTGAAAATTCTTTCCACAGGTTTTGCGTGTGAAATTGATTTAGGAGCAGGAACTTCTGAGCCAAAATCTTCAATAGCCTTACGCAATGTTGCAATTTCATCGCTCTGTGATTTAATGATTTCTGACATTTCATTAAATTTGTTTGCATTATCTTTGGCTATACTTCCTAATGCTTTGAAATATTTTTCGTTTATAATGTGAGATTTCACAAGTGCTTTTTCCAATGTTGAAATTTCAGATTTTTTCACCTTACGGCTTTTACTTCCACACCCCTCTTCAATTTCATCATCATCTTTTTCTTCTTCCTCTTCAATCTCATCATCCTCTTCCTTTTCTTCTTCAGGTTCACCGTGTTCCTCAGATTTTTTCACCTTTTCATCATCTTCTTCAAAATCTTCGGTTTCTTCAAAATCTTCGGTTTTTACCTCTTCATCGTCTTCAGCCTTGCTTAATCCTAATGCGTTATACGCTTTTTCAATGTCTTGGTCTGTTACCATTCTCTTGTTTTTCATAATGGAAATTTTTGTTATTAATTTTTCAA